GGTCTTATATACTGAATGGTTGTGAATATCTTCTTATGTATAATTTACAGACTGGTAAGGAAGACATCTTTAATATAACCGAAGATAGGTTTGAAACAATGGAAGAGTATTGTGCTAGGAGGTAAGAAGGCTTGGAGGTTATGGGCTTTAAGCCTCGGTGAAAGAGCAGGGGATAGTGATAAGGAAGCAGACACAGTTGCACTAATAAGAACTTTGTTAGCTGTAATAAATGTCTTGACTTGCTTCCTTATATCATGTAACATACTACATCAATGGGGAATTATATAGTGATAGAGACAGGGTTAGAACATTCAATAGGTAACATTGTTAATTGGCATTTCGAACGTAACTTAATTGCAGGTTCAGATGACAAGCAACAAGTATTAAAATTAATTCAGGAGGTAGGTGAGCTATCAGATAGTATATGTAAAAGTGCATGTCCCATTGACGACATTGGTGACATCATTGTAGTGCTAGTTAATATAGCAGAACGTAATGATCTTTCAATTAAGGATTGTGTTGACCACGCTTACAACGACATTAAAGATCGTAAAGGTATGATGGTTGACGGCATCTTTGTTAAAGAGTCTGACAACTTCGATCCCGATAGTATCGGAAACAAATAAACCAATTGGAGAAACAACATGAAAGCATTAGCATTAGTAAGTGTATTATTTTTAGCAGCTTGTAGTTCAGAAGATAAAGCACCACGAGTCGTAGAAGTTTTTGAACCAGCACCTATGCCAGTTAAAATTGAGATCGTTGAGACTAAAGCTGGCCCGTTAGTAATAGACACCACACCAGAACCTGTTGTCGTAGTAGTAGAAACTGTACCAGAACCTGTTGAGGTAGAGGTAGTAGAGCCTACACCAGAACCTGTTGAGGTAGAAGTAGAGGTGCAATTAGAACCTGCACCAGTAGTTGAAGAGGTAATAGAAATAGTAGTTGACAACGCATACCAAATGTGATATACTCCACCCCCTAAATTATTCAACAACCAATGAGGAAAATAGCATGGCAATTTTAGAAGGTACTGCATACTGGGTAAGTGCAACAACTCCGAACACTACGTTCGAGCCAGTGTACTCTGTAAACTTAGTAGTAGCTGATGATGTAGCTGAGAAGTTTCAACAAGAAGGCTACACTATTAAGCAAATGGATGAAGGCCCAGCAATTGTTATTAAACGTAAAGTCAACGGCCCGTCAGGTATGATCCGACCTGCACCTAAAGTCTTTGACAAAGCTAAGAACCAATTGGATTGCACCATTGGTAACGGCTCACAAGTTAAGGTACAGTACAAGGCTTGGGAATCGCAATGGAAAGGTAAGACCTTTAAGGGTTTAGACTTTCAAGCAATGCAAGTTCTTAACTTAGTAGAAGTAGGATCACCCGATGGAGCTGAGTTCGATAGCTTCGATGACGCAGATATGGAAGGAGAATTTTAATGAATGCTTTAAATATTGACGGTGTAACATATGACATTGATAAACTTGGGGAGGACGGGCAGATAGCTTGTATCCTTCTCAGCAAGACGCAGTCTAAACTTCAAGAACAAACTATTGAGTTAGATATTCTTAGGGCTGCTGTTACTGCACTAACTGATACAGTGAAAGATTCTTTAACGGATAAAGCAATTGTAGCAGACGAAGAACCAGAACCAATAAAAGCAGTTACCTCACCCTTAAACTAAGGAACCATTATGGGATTCGTACTTCATAATCAACCCTGCCACGATTGTGGCGGGAGCGATCCAGTCTCAGTAAACGATGACGGATCTGCTAAATGTTTTAGCTGCAATAAATATTTTAGGGACTATAGTACATCGGACGTACAACAACCGAAAGAGGATAACATCATCGAGTTCACTGTACAAGGCAACCATAGTAACGATGGCTTCGCACCATCCCGTAACTTTAATGCACTAACAGATAGAGGTATTAGTTTAGACACAGCTAAGAAGTATGGCGTTAAAAGTAAGATGCAGAACGGAGAGATTGTAGACCACGATTACCCTTACTACATTAAGGGCGAAGAGGCTGCATCTAAAATCCGTAAGGCTAACAAGGAGTTCATGTGGACTTCATCACCCAAGGAGGTTGGTCTCTTCGGAGAGCAGCTATTTAAAACAGGCGGTAAATTTATTACACTCGTTGAGGGCGAGTGTGATGCCATGGCCGCTTATGAATTACTAGGTAGTAAGTGGCCTGTTGTATCCATAAAGTCTGGTGCAGCAGGTGGTGCTAGAGATGTTAAGAATAGCTTAGAGTTCTTAGAATCTTTTGACACTGTAGTTATTTGTTTCGACTCAGACACAGCGGGTAAGGATGGGGCTAGGGCAGTTGCTAAACTTCTCACCCCCAACAAAGCTAAGCTGATGACACTGCCCGAAGGCTTCAAAGATCCTAACGATATGCTGAAGGATCGTAAGCACTCGACGTTTGTTAATTGTTTCTGGGACGCTAAGGTTTATACCCCATCAGGTATCATGAACTTATCTAATCAGTTGGATGAGTACAAACGTTTACGCTCAGAAACTTTACCATCTATCCCGTACCCTTGGCGTGGTGTCAACAACAAGCTAGAAGGTATGAGAGCGGGTGAGCTTATTACTTTGACAGGCGGCACTGGACTTGGTAAGTCTTCTGTGACACGAGAGCTAGAGCATTGGCTTATCAATCACACTGATGACAACGTAGGTATCGTAGCCCTTGAAGAGAACTGGATGCGAACTGCCGAGGGTATCATGGCTGTTGAAGCTAACGCCAAGTTACACTTAGACAGCGTTAAGAATGACATAGGTGATGAGCAGCTCGAACGTTACTACCGTAAGGTATTTATGGGAGAGAATGAGGGACGTGTTTGGATTCATGCTCACCTTGGTGTCAATCACTTAGATGACATCTTCAGTAAGCTACGCTACTTGATCGTCGGTTTAGATTGTAAGTGGGTAGTTGTTGATCACCTTCACATGTTAGTACTTCAAGCCCTAGAGGGTGACGAACGTAAAGCTATTGACAGTATTATGCACCGACTCAGATCTCTCGTAGAAGAGACAGGTGTATGTATGATTCTTGTATCTCACCTTCGTAGAGTAGAGGGTAACAGAGGACACGAGAATGGTATCGAGACAGGCTTGTCACACCTTAGAGGTTCACAGTCTATTGCACAGCTAAGTGATTGTGTAATTGGACTGGAACGTAACCAGCAATCAGACGATGAGGTAGAGGCATCTACCACCAAAGTTCGAATCCTAAAGTCGAGATACACTGGTAACGTTGGTCTTGCTACGAGCTTGCAATACGATCAGCAAACTGGTAGACTTAACGAAGTCGATGACTATGACCCCGATGAATTCACAGGTGAGGAAGAGCTATGAGATTAGTATTTGATATAGAAGCTGACGGACTTGACCCCACTGTGATACATTGTATCGTTGCCATTGACCCTGACACCAACGAAGTTTATAAGTATGACCCGACACAACTCGAAGAGGGCTTAAATCTATTAGCCTCTGCCGATAAGTTGATTGGTCATAACATTATAGGATATGACATCCCAGCTATTGAGAAGGTAACAGGTCGTGATCTTAGTCACATACAAGTTGTAGACACCCTAGTTTTGTCAAGATTGTTTAAGCCAACTCGTGAGGGTGGACATGGCTTAGAGTCTTGGGGCTATCGCCTGAAGTTTAACAAGGGTGACTACGGTCAGAGTGAGGGAGCATGGGACAAGTACACACCAGAGATGTTAGAGTATTGTGTCAATGACGTTGAGCTTAACGTTAAAGTTTACAACGCTCTCAAGTTTGAGTCAAAGGGATTCACTGCCCAGTCAGTACGACTAGAGCATGAGGTCGCTAAGATTATAGACTTACAAAAGCGTAACGGTTTTCTACTCGACGTTGAGAAGGCTACGAAGTTAGTAGCTATGTTCGAAGAGAAGCTGGCTAACTTAGTTGTACAAGTCCAAGAAGTTTTCAAACCTAAGATAACTACTCAGGTACTGACACCCCAGTATACTAAAACAGGTGGCATTTCTAAGATGAGTAAGGATCAACACGGCAAAGGTGTTCGGCTAACCCCAGAAGAATATGGTACACTGGTGGCATCTCAGAAATCAATTACTCGTGAGACCCACATAGAGTTTAACTTGGGTTCTCGTAAGCAGATTGGTGAATATCTAATTGAGTTTGGTTGGAAGCCTAAGAAGCATACACCTACAGGTCAACCTATTGTTGATGAGACTACACTAAGTAAGTTGACAAAAATCCCACAAGCAGGGTTGATTGCTGAGTACTTAATGCTTCAGAAGCGCTTAGCTCAGGTTAACAGTTGGCTAAAAGAAATGGCTGACGACTCAAGAGTACACGGCTACGTCAATCCTAACGGTGCTGTGACAGGACGTATGACACACTCACACCCTAACATGGCTCAGGTTCCTAGTTCTAACTCCCCTTATGGTGAGGAGTGTCGGGGCTGCTGGGTTGTACCACCTAAACATAAACTCGTAGGCATCGATGCTTCTGGATTAGAACTAAGAATGCTTGCACACTATATGGACGACGAGGAGTATACAAATGAAATCCTTAACGGAGACATTCACTCAGCCAATCAGCGACTTGCTGGTTTGGAATCAAGAAATCAGGCAAAGACTTTCATCTATGCCCTCTTGTACGGAGCAGGAGATGCAAAGCTTGGGACTGTGGTTGGACGAGGCAGAGACGCTGGCACGAAACTTAGAAGACAATTCTTTGATAATCTGCCATCATTTAAAGCTCTTACGACACGAGTTCAAAGCCAAGCTAAAGGCGGATTCCTCAAAGGCTTAGACGGTCGTAAGCTAACTGTTCGTTCCCCTCATGCAGCACTCAACACTCTGTTTCAAGGGGCTGGTGCGATAGTGATGAAGCAAGCAATGGTTACTTTCAATGAAGCTATAGAGTCTCAAGTCTTACGAGCTAAGTTTGTTGGTAACATTCACGATGAGTGGCAGCTAGAGTGTCACGAAGATGATGCACATGCTGTTGGTAAAGCAGGTGTTGAGGCGATTAGACAGGCTACTCACCTCTTAAACTTAAACTGCCCACTCGACGGTGAGTATCAAGTAGGGGATAACTGGTCGGAGACACACTGATGAAACAGGAAACGTTCGACATAATGTTAAACGAACATTCAGATCTTGGAGATGATGATGGTAAGACATGTAGCAAGTGTGAAAAATATATGCCGCTTAGTAGCTTTAACTTTGCTTCTGGTGGCAACTACTTACGAGCTGAATGTAGGTCGTGTAACAACGAAATGCAAAAAGTCAGGAAGCTGTTACGTGCTGAACACGGTATGCCGACTGAGAATTATAGGTGTCCGATATGCGTAGGAACCGCTGACATGGTAAAGGGTACAGGTAATACTCGTAACGGATCATGGGTACTAGATCATTGTCACATCACACAGGAGTTTAGAGGTTGGCTGTGTCACAAATGTAACCGAGCACTTGGCGGATTCAACGACAATATACAGACTTTAATTAATGCTATTGAATATCTTAGAGGCGAGAAATAATGAGCAAGCTATCAAACGTAGTACCTGACATCTACAAACATCTTAACTCTTTATCTAACGGCACAGCCTTGCCGCTCACTGATGAAGATATAGATTTTACTACTGAGAGTATCCGTGAGGTGTTAAAGTCTTGGGCAACTCCAAGAGCTAAAGATTCCAAGTTCCATCTACGTATGTCTAATGTAGGTAAAGCTGCACGACAACTGTACTACGAGAGTAAGAAAGAAACAGGAGCACCTTCTAACATTGACGCACCAACGCAGATTAAGTTCTTGTACGGTCATCTACTAGAAGAGATTGTTCTTATGTTAGTACGTATGGCAGGACATAAGGTTACAGATGAGCAGAAAGAGATTGACGTAGAAGGTATCAAAGGTCACATGGATTGTAAGATCAACGGTGAGGTAGTTGATGTTAAGACTGCATCACGGTTTGCCTTCCAGAAGTTCCAGAGTGGGCGACTACCTAACGATGATCCCTTTGGCTACCTTGCACAGCTTTCAGGATACGAAGAAGCTGAGGGTACATATGAGGGTGGCTTCTTGGTTATGAACAAGGAGAGCGGTGAGTTATGTATGTACACTCCTGAACAAGAAGACAAGGTTGACATCGTTACTAAAATTAATTCTCTTATACCTGCATTAGAGCTTGACACTGAGCCGGAAAGATGTTATAGTCCTGTTCCAGATGGGGTAAAAGGAAACATGAAGCTTCCTAAAGATTGTAACTGGTGCGAGTTTAAGTTTAAGTGTCATGCCGATGCGAACGATGGTGAAGGTCTACGTACTTTCAAATACTCAAACGGCTTATCGTATTTAACTAAGGTAGTCAACACACCAAAGGTGGATGAATTATTATGAACGGAAGAAAAGCTAAAGTAATTAGGGCACATGTTGAGACACTTACAATCGCTTGGCTAAAAGGCTTGATGAGTGACGCAGAATCTGAAAAGATAAACAAGGATACGTACAAAGCGATGCTGCCTAAGAAACCTTATATTTATTTAAAACAAGCGGTTCGTTTAAATGCTTTCCATCCTCGATGGGTAGCTAAGAAGATTAAGAAGATTTTAAAGCGTGACCCATCAACAGACATTCAGTCAATAACAGTAGGTGATATAGATGAAACTAAATAAGAAAGATCTTAGCGCCGAGGACATGTTAATTGGTGTAGGCATGTGGCTACTTGAACGCCCTGATCGAACCACCGCTGACGTAGACGATGGTTACTTAGCTGACCTACTATTAAAGTTAGAGCATGTGTTAGCTGCTAAGAGGGGATCTATCCATTAATAAATTTACTAAGATGAAACGTGGCTACCGAAAACCTAGAGTAGCCCGACCCAAGGAGAAGGATGTACCGAAAGGTTATGACTCTAACTGGGAATGTGAGTTACACCAAGGGATCTTAGATGACTGGTCGTTCCATACAGACACGGTATCTTATACAATAGATCATAAATATGAACCAGACTTTTTGAGGGAGATAGATGGAAAGAAAATATTACTGGAGGCCAAAGGTAGATTTTGGGACTTCGCAGAGTACACTAAATATATCTGGGTTGCCAAAGTATTGCCCTCAGACACAGAGTTGGTGTTTTTATTCGCTAACCCCAACGCCCCAATGCCAGCAGCAAAGCGAAGAAAAGATGGAACCAAAAGATCCCACGGAGAGTGGGCTACAGCAAACAACTTCCGATGGTTCAGTGAAGACACCATCCCAGACAACTGGATTAACCCAACTAAGAGAGAGACCTTTGATGACAAATAAATATTATAAGTTCGACTTTGACAGCTCAGAAGATGTACTAAAGCCTATAAATCCAGAGAACTTTGATGGTATAGATGAGTTTATAGATGCTTTAAACTCCGCTGTGCATAGTGAGACTCAACGCTTTGATGATATGGAAAAGGAAAGGTTGAAGGAGCTTAGAGAGCCTGACTATTATAAACAGGAGGAATCCGTTGATAAGCATATAACAGGCGAGGCAGGGCAAGGGTCGGTCGATGCGTTCTTGGAAGAGTTCAGACTAGACGACCCAGTAAATAATCCTGAGCACTATACTATTGGTAGCATTGAGACTATTGATTACATTACAGATGTGTTAGGTGAGTATCACGCAGCTATCTTTTGCCACGGTAATGTGTTAAAGTATACAGGTACTAGGTTGTTCGGTAAGGGCAAGCCTATTCAAGACGCTAAGAAAGCTGTATGGTATCTCAACAAAATGATTGAGCTACTTGAATTCACTGAAGACACTAACTGGTAGGGCTTGTAATGGACGACAGTAGAAAAGATGAGAGACGTGATCGCTTTGACCGCAAGAAGAAATTCAATAAAGTGCAAACGTCTTCCAAGCTAAAAGCTGTGAGACGTAAAGAAAACAAAAACCTTAAAACACAAATAGAGAGAGAGTTATTAGAATGATGGATTCATATCAGCAGTACATTCACAAGTCACGATATGCACGATGGCGTGAAGATGACAATCGTCGTGAGACGTGGGCAGAAACAGTTCAACGCTATGTAGATTTTTGGTATGATCGTGGACAGATTGATCTTGCTACTTCTGATCGTATCTATGATGCTATCTATAATTTAGATGTTATGCCTTCTATGCGTTGCTTAATGACAGCAGGTGAAGCCCTTGATCGTGACAACATGGCAGGCTTTAACTGTTCTTATGTTGCAGTAGATCATCCAAGAGTGTTCGATGAGATCTTATATGTACTGATGTGTGGTACAGGTGTAGGCTTCTCAGTTGAACGTCAATCAGTAAATAAATTACCAGAAGTGGCGGAGGAATTCAATGAAACAGATACTACAATCCATGTTAGCGACAGTAAAATCGGTTGGGCCAAGGCTTTCCGTGAGTTGGTTAGTCTTTTGTATACGGGTCAAGTACCTAGTTGGGATATTTCAAAGCTACGTGCGAAGGGTGAGAGACTCAAAACATTTGGTGGGCGTTCTAGTGGGCCTGATCCTCTTGTTGCTCTGTTCCAATTTACTATTAATACATTCCGCAAAGCTGCCGGTCGTAAGCTAACGAGTATTGAATGTCATGATATTGTTTGCAAGATTGCTGAGATTGTTGTCGTTGGTGGCGTTCGTCGCTCTGCTCTTATTAGTTTGTCTAACTTATCTGATGACCGTATGCGTCATGCTAAGTCTGGTCAATGGTGGGAGACTGATACGCAACGTGCTCTCGCTAACAACAGTGCGGTCTATGATGAGCGCCCTGACTTCGAAACCTTCTTAGAAGAGTGGACAGCTCTGTACAAATCTAAGGCAGGTGAGCGTGGTATCTTCTCTCGTAAGGCAGCTAAGAAGCAATCAGCTCGTCATGGACGTAGAGATATTGAGCATGACTTTGGCACTAACCCTTGCTCTGAGATCATCCTACGCTCGGCACAGGTTTGTAATTTGTCGGAAATCGTTATTCGTAGTACCGATACGTTCGAGAATTTACTACGCAAGGCTGAGATTGCTACTATCTTAGGTACGCTACAGTCTTCGTTGACCGACTTCCGCTACGTTCGTAACATCTGGAAGAAGAATACACAAGAAGAATGTTTACTTGGTGTAAGTATGACAGGTATTATGGATCATGCTGTCTTATCAGGCAGACAGAAGACTGGTGCATGGTTTGAACAGTCAGGGTACGATGAGCTACCTGAAATCTTAGAAGCCTTGAAAGCTAAGACAGTTGAGGTTAATGAGGTATGGTCAACACGTTTAGGTATTAACCAGTCTACGGCTATTACCGCCGTGAAACCTTCAGGTACTGTCTCTCAGTTAGTCGATAGTGCGTCAGGTATCCATGCTCGTTTCTCTCCGCAGTACATTCGGACAGTACGTAGTGACGGCAAAGATCCTATCTCAGAGTTCCTCAAAGACGCTGGAGTCCCTTGGGAAAAAGATGTAATGAATGATGATAACTATGTGTTCTCATTCCCTATCAAAGCTCCTACTGGATCTACAAGCGTTGATGACCTTAACGTACAGCAGCAGTTAGACTTATGGGAGATCTACCAGAACCATTACTGTGAGCATAAGCCGAGTGTAACCATCTACTACTCGGACGAAGAGTTCTTAGCAGCAGGACAGTGGTTATGGGATCGGTTAGATAGTTGTTCAGGTATTAGTTTCTTACCACGTACAGACCATGTGTATCAGCAAGCACCGTATACAGCTATCACGCCTGAAGCGTACAAAGAAGCCTTGGCTCTAATGCCTAAGACTATTAACTGGGATGACCTTGGTAAGTTTGAAACTGAGGATACTACTACAGGAACGCAAGAGCTTGCTTGTGTAGCGGGGCAGTGTGAGATATGAAGAAGTCAAAGATTAAAATGTTTTTTCTTGGGTTGCTTCACCTTATTATCTCGCCAGTATACATACCTGCGATGATACTGTGGGAAGAAAGAGATGACATTAAAGATTATTATTCCCAGTGCTTTAAAGCTATAACATTTAAGGAAATGTAATGACTAAGACAAAGAGAAGAAAACTCAAAGCATTCATTCAAGATAATCGAGATACCTTTGAAATGTTTACATGGTTTTGGGGGGCTAACCTTTTAATGGCTTGCTTTTTTATTATTGTTTATAAATCCATGCTTGGTAGTTGTGCATTATGAGTAATAAACAAGAAGGGAATCTAATATCTTTCAAGCTCCTTGTAGACAAAGGAGGGGTTGTCGTTACTGAACTTAGCGGCATCCCCGACAAGGACATGTCTAAGGTCTTTAAAGGTGACGACCTCGTATTGATGAGGGCTTTGTTGAGGCTGTGCAATGATAAGCTACAGCCCCTACATAGTCAGTTAGAGCAAGAACTGGATGCTCTTAACCACGCTACCACTTAGCTTTGTCAGCCCAGTAAGCCGCAGACATCTTCCCCTTTGCAATGTTCTTAGCGTGTCTAGCTTTAAAGCTGGCACGTTTTGCTTTCATACGGGCAGACTCTCCGGCTTTTGGTTTACCTGCCGTGCTCGCTCCCTGTTCTCCAAAGCGTATAGTCTTTGTTTTATCCCCCACCTTAGCTACAACCACATGTGATTTAGTCTTGTGGCTTGGAGTTCTTTTAGGTTTATTATATCCTGAGACTCCTGCGTTCTTTAACTTAGAATCTTTTTCTTTAGCTGCGCTCATGCTTTACGCTCCTGTGTGCTCATGCTTTATCTTTTACCGCCCGGAGTAAAATAGAAACCTATTATAGCTCCCAGAGTGGTGATTGAGACAAGAGAAATATGTCCTGTCGTAATGGCTGTCGTGATGCCTTGGTCGATTGGCATTCTATAGAGTCCCCACAGGATGCTAATTTCTTTTGCTTGCTCTGG